ACCGATCTGGCCATTTCTAGCGCTGTCTCATCGGGGGCAAACTCTCTAGTAGTGTAATTATAGCCACTATAGTATGAACGTGCAACAAGCATGCTAGTACAGCTAATTGGTTGATCACTTTTTTCAAGAATGTTGACAGTGTATTTGTTGCGAATTGAACCACGTCGCATCAGGAAACATGGAGCGAAGTAATTCACATAGTTTGCCGGTGTTCCGTGGTTATATGTTCCAAGTAGTCCTGCACTATACATACCATTAGTATCAGGCCCTGTGTAAAATGGAAAATCGTTTATATTCCACATTACCCTTCCATTTGGTACTATGGTCGGGACATATACACCACCAGAACAATAACGCTTACACAATTGTCGAATACTAACAATCCTTTCACCAAAATGTATCATTGATAATTTGTCAATTAACGAATGTGATGTAGGTGTGTCGTTCAATGGTTTTTCAACTGCGCTAGTTGTCTCTATTTTGTTACCATTCCCAGGCACATCAAGTGTGCCTGACTGTTCAACGAATCCCAAATTAGAATATTGAGTGTCACAAGTATGGTATCTACGGATTAAACGTGATGTTGGCTCCTGTAGCTCAAAATCATCATGTGCACTTATATATACTAAAATATCAACGTCATTGGCAGATGCACAAGTTAATGGATCTACAACCAACACAGCTAAATGTCCATTGACAAAGCTAGGCTCGTACTCTATGTCGGCGGCTGGATCAAAAGACCAACATGTAGTACCACTACTAATTTGGTCAGGCCCTAGCACTTTCAAATAATTGTGAGCACTACCCCATCCAACACACATGGTGAATTCACGCTCAACTGATAAATCAATGATATGTGAATGTACTAACGTTGAATCAAGACTGCCGACATTTCCAGGTATATACCTTGGATTATATACCAATCGTAATTTCCCTTTGTGAAATGGTGAAGCAACAATTTCAAACCTATATTTCAGAGTCCCTCGCCAATATTTGAATGGATAACTGACATGTGCTAGGCAAGTGGGAGTGATATATGAACAAGCTTGTTTAAGTTCAGTTGCACCCAATTCTGTTTCGCCAATGTAAGAAATCCCTGGGTTAACAGCAAACCTACCTAGCAATGTGTTGTGAATTTCAGCTGAATCCATGGCATGGTGGTTAAATAGCATTCTTTCTGTGCTATATGTGAAATCAACATTTCATCTCCAGCACCATAACCAGTCACACAAGGGTCAACAGTTACTTCCTGTTTGCAATCAAGTGATAATTTGACAGATGAATCTTCTCCATTAAAATGGTTTAAATTACTTATTGGTCTATTTTGCATGCTACTATGATGGGGAATTTTGGACGGCTTTGAATAGCCAAACAATTCAGCAATCGCGCCGAAGGCACCAACTCCTATCTCAGAAGCTCTTGCGTACGGGCCTATATAAGGTACATTATTCAATTTCCCTATAAACTTAGCCAATCCAGTGGCTGAGGTAGAAACCAGTGGCCGTGAGTATTCATCACTTCCTTGTTCTGTCCAAGAACCAATTGATTCTAGGCAGGTGGTTGACAGTTCATAATCACTAAACCACGTCCAAACAGTTATAGTGCAAGTGTCACTAGTTGCTTGAATCGATCGTAATGGCGTCATAGCACGTAAAATCAGACGTAGTGGTTCATCTTCTGGTGTTAGTTCTACGGTTCCAATTGGTGATAACAATGGCAAAGACAAACAACCAGCAGTGCCATCTGATGGCACAATACTAATGTGAGGCAATGAAGTCATTGCTGTGAGCTCTAGGGGTATGGGTGCTGGTTTGGTACTACCAGACATCTGTGGCCAGTATTGGGCGGCTGCTAGCGCCTTACCGTACATGAAAGCTGATCCATTTACTGTCAATTTAAGACACATTGTCCCTCCAATGTATCTATAATGTTGCAACTTATTCCTAACGTTCTCACTTTTAGCAATCCAGGCTCCTACTACATTTAAAGTAATTGGTTCAAAAAATGTATTCAAGTCCCAAGACATAGTGTGAATGGGGACAGGGCGCTTAAACACGTCATAAATTGCAGCATCATTGTCAGTCATCAGCCTAAATGTTTCATCTCTGGAACTAGGTACGTGTGTTGACCAATCATTTGCCGTATTGAATTGCACAACGGCCGATTTAGTTGTCTCGGGCTTGATATTGCTACCAGCTTGCTCAATGTCTAAATCGAGTAGACATCTCTCGTGTTTTATAGTGTTGCTATCACTCTTGATTATTTCTTTATTGTTCTTGGTAAACCGAGTTTGTTTAGCGTCTATTATATATTGCGGCTTATTATATACAATTGACGGGCTCATTCCCCCGCCGGAATGGCATGTGTGTTCTTCCTGTGCAAGCATCAAATGCGGTATTGTGTCATCCAATACACAAGAAGGTGTGGGTCTAGTCTTGGCGTATGTTACATGCCAATTTTCAACCTTTGTTGTGAACGATAGAAATATATCGCCTGAAGCAATTTTTTCTTCCGTACAAATGTGCTTAAATATGTCTATGTATTTGTTATAAGTATCTTCACCATGATAAAAAAGCTCGTGCATGGCAGATTGTAAAACAGCACAAAATACATTATTCCTATCGGGTGGATTGGTACACATAGTTGTGTATAAACTCTTGTGTATAGAGTTTATGTCTAAAACCCCGATATGCGTGTTCAAATAAGGCAACCATGTACTCTTCCGTTTTAGGAAATCAATTTCATGTAAAGACATATAAGGTCTGATCGTTGAACTTTTATCTGGCATGGTTACAACCATGCCAACATTTTCCTGAAGGTAATCACGGTATTCTACCAAGGTAAAAGCAACAGTTGAATCAGTACCTGCCATAAAGTCATCGCCATATGTAATGTTTTTGACATATTGTCTAAAATTCAAATCGAGTCTAGAAGGTTTGTTATAAAATGCACATCGCAATATAAGACTGTTACAAATAGAATTTAAAACAGATGTTAAATTGTGTCCACTTGGTACTGTACCATGGTACTGGATCAAAGTGCCGTCCAAATTTATAATGGGCGAGTACAAAATGTTAGCTATACCTTTCATGATACACAAATCATCTGGTGTATAATCACC